CCAAGAGAGACAGAAACTCTGTCTGGATTATTCATCATCGTCCTCTAACATTTTATTGATTTCATCTTCGAGGTCTTCTTCTACTTCAACCTTTGCCTTCTTCTTCTTTGGAGTGTAATCCTCCTCATCTTCTTCCTCTTCTACTACTTTCTTTTTAGCTAAAGGTTTTTTAGCGTAACTCTCATCTTCGTCTTCATCATCTTCATACTTATTTTTTGCCGGAGTAGCTTTACCACCTGCCGGAGCTTTTTTCTTCGGAGCTTCTTCTTCCTCTTCTTCTTCATCCAATTCAAGAAGTTTCAACATACGCTTCTTGGTCGCCGCAAGGTCTGACTCAGGATAAATTTCAGTAAGCGGTTTTGCTGCTTCGATGTCTGCGCTGAACTTTTCAGGGACCGCAGATTCTTTCATCACTGGTTTGATTTGGTATTCTGTACCGAAGATGCGTCCTTTCGAAGGGTCAACTTTCTTCGTTAGTTTCCAATCACGACCTTCTTCCATATCGAACGCTGCTCCACCGAGGTCTTCGAGGAAACTCATAATTGTTTCGTGAGCTTTTGATGGCATTGCATACGGCATAACTTTTTTGCCAGTGTAATCAAGAACGTTGTAAAGAAACTGCTCTTTAACTCTGAACTGTTTAGCGGCTTCTTTATCGCCTTCATCCATCAAACGCTTGTACTCTTTGCAAGCAGGACATTTTTCAGCTTCTTCGTAGTCTGCAAGACAACGAACAGGAACGTTTACTTCTTTGCCGTCCTTCGTAAGGGTTGGAAGAAAGTGGACCTTAACGACAACCCATGTTTTCTCAATTTCTTCTAAGTTCGGAAGAAGGCGAATCATATTATCGCCCGTCTTAGGTTTGAAGTATTCGAGCTTCTCGAACTGCTGGCCACGGTTGTCTGCCTGCTCTTTTAGCTTCTTGTTTTCGCTTCCGATTTTAGCGTTTAGTTTTGCATAGATGTTCTTAGTCATTTGAAAGCTCCTCAAGTTTTGTTGCGAATGGTTCAATTAGTTCAGTTAGCTCAACGAGTTCATTAGCAAATTCAACCAATTCTTCGGTGATTTTAATTTTATTAAGTCCTGCCGTGATGAGTGGTAGGTTGTCTTTAAGATAAGCCGTTCGCACGTTCATGGCTGCGATAACTGTTCTTAAATTTTTATTTGAAACGGCAGAGATTTCTTCTTCATCATCAATCTCTTCAATCTCAACTTCTTCCTTGTCATCAACAACGAGTTCCATTTCTTCTTCATCATCCTCGTAGAACGATTCATCCTTAAGGTCTTTTAGAAGTTCTTGGTCAACCCTGTCTGCTCGGTCTTCAACATCTCTTCCGTTGTTGTCACGAACACGGGCCATTACCTCTTTGATTCGGTCTTTCAAAGAAGCGTATGTCATCTTTCCATCGAGAACGTTCTTCTTGAGTTTTGCGATTTCTTCCTTTGGAACAACCTCTTCCTTCAAAGTAGTCAGGCGATAGCACGACTCGTATGCGGGAAGGTTGTAATCAGGATTCTTCTCAAGCCTGTGGTCGATAACCTCTTCAAAGTTTTCAACGATGTGACAAAACTTAGTGAGAGTTTCGTACGACATAGAAGGGAAATCCTTCGAAGCGTAATCTTTGAATGTGTCTGCGACATGCTTGAATGCTTCGGTCTTCTTGATTCTGTGGATAATTTTTGCAAATTGCCACCAAGAGTTCTGCATGTTTAAGAACTGAGTTCGTGCCGCTCCGACAAGTTCTGCTAGTTCTATGTCAGACTTAAAGTCTAACGGTGTTGCTTCGACGATAATAGGTGCCCTAAAAGTTTTTCCCATTTCTACCTCCGAGAATGTTTAGTGAATTCGTTTCTTCTATTACTTGCTTTAGTTTGAATTAATCCTGATTTAATCTCGAATGCCTTAAGAATTGTTTTAAGAATTCTTCTCTGCTCGTCGAGTTCGATAAGCTTTGATTGGAAAGCTGAATATTTAGATTGTGATTTAACGTGAGCTTTCATCTGCGCTTCAGTGAATGGCTTCTCTCCATCACTCTTTCTCTCTTGCGCTGCTCTCGTTTCAGCTTCGGCCTGCCAAGAATCAAAAGCAAATTTCATTTTCTGATAGCGTGATTCCGAGCGTTCCGAAAGAATCCCAAAGTAACCAAAGTTCTTTGCAGCTTCATCTATCTCAGTATCAATATCTTCAGATATTTTTAAATGCTGTTCTAATGACAGGACAGTTTTTTCAGGGAGGTCTAGTCCCTTTATCTCGTATAGCAAATCTTTCATTTGTACCTAATCCTAAATTTTGTGTTCATTAGGTTATTAGGTTTTTTGAGGAAAAAATGCTGATTTATTTTCTGACTTCTTCTAACTTCTATCTCTCTTCAATATAAGAGGCTTCAATGGCATTTTGTTTACCGTTATATGCGCTCTTGGTTCCTCGAACTTCTACAATTTTTCCCATCTTCATTGCGGCCTTAAATGCTTCATAGGCATCTGGGAAACAAGTGACTTCGATTGTTTCATCCATGTCTTCAATTGTGATGAAGCCCATAGAGTCTCCACGTTTCGTTCTTACGATGGAGGACTTGGTGATGATACCCCCGCAGACAACCGCCTCACGAGCGTCGTATTCCCGCAATTCTGTCTCCGTAATACAGTGTCTTGAGAATCCCGGTCGAACACGTTTAATTTGCTGTTCGAAAAAACCCATCGTTTCACGGTACTTAAGAATCAAATCAATCTCGCTTGGGACAATCTTCGCTGTTTTACCTTTGGCGGGTTTCTTGGCGTTGTAAATTTCAAACAACATATCTTTACGGTCGCCAAAATCATCAAGCGCACCTGCGATAATGAGCGATTCAATATTATTTGTTTTCACCTTCGACTTTTTAATCTTGGTTAAGAAGTCTGAGAAAGACGAGTAGGGTTGAAGTCTTTCAAGTGCTTCCGCAGCTTGAGGGCCAACGCCTTTGACTGAACGAAAACCCCAAACAATCTTTCCAGTTTCGACATAGAAATCGGCTTTCGATTTATTGATATGTGGAAGGATGTGTTTGATTCCCATTTCAACTGATGCTTTACGGATAGATTCAAGTTCACCCGGTTTCTTTTTAACAACGGCCCAATATAAATTGGCGCACCAAAAATGTTCAGGGAATGAAACTTTCAAGTATTGAGAGATATAGGCGAGAACTGCGTACGAAGCAGAGTGCGATTTGTTAAACGAATAACCTGCCGCCTTCTCAATTTGCTCCCAAAGATGTTCCGCTTCCATTGGAGAAATTTTTGTTGAAGCTCCTGAGATGAACTTGTTTTTAAAAGTCATCAACTTATCTTTATCTTTTTTACCTAGTGCTGAACGAATAATGTCTGATTCAACGAGAGAAATTCCACCTAGCTTGTGAAACACTTCCATGAATTGTTCTTGATAAACGATAACTCCGTATGTCTCTGCGAGAACTGATTCAACAACTTCATGAACATAGTCAACTGGTTCAAGGCCATGCTTTCTGTTGCAAAAATCTGTATGCCATCCATTCTCCAAACATGCAGGACGGTAAAGAGCATTCGCAGCGGTGAGTTCTGAAATCTTTGTTGGTCTCATATTCTCAAGAAGCTCTTGCATTCCAGACGAAGCAAATTGGAAAACGCCTTCGGTCTTTCTAGTTTGAAACATCTTCCAAACTTTCTTATTCGGCTTCTCACGTTCCATGCGCATAATTTCTTCAACATAATTCCCACGAGTGAGACCTGATGAAGGATTGCTTTGAATTACATAGCTGACAATGTCGTATTGTTTAATGCCAAGAATATCCACTTTCATGAGACCTTGAGCAATAACGTCTTTATCTGAATATTGAGTAGCGGTTGTACGAAGTTCTTCTTCGCCTTCCTCTAGGTCATCGTCATCTTCTTCTTTTTTTCTCTTCTGAGTTTTTACCGGAGTTACGTCTGCGACAGGCTCGTTGCAAATAATAAGTCCCGCAGGGTGTACTCCTTGGGTTTTAATTGAACCAATACACTCCATAACTGCGAACTTGTAATCAGGGTTTTTATCCATGAGCTTCTCAAGGTCAGGGTCTTGTTCAATTGCTGCGAGCAAATCATCAACATCTTCTTTATCGAGGTCCAAGTTGGTTGTGATTTTTAAAAGACTTCTGTGGTCGGCAGCATTGAATCCTTTTCCGAAGTCGATGATTGCTGTTTTTAGCTTCATGCGTCCGTAGGTTCCAATCTCGCAAACTTTATCACGGCCATAAGTATCGAACGTGTAACGTTTCACTTTTGGTCTGAAGTGAGATTCAAAATCGGTGTCGATATCTGGTAGCTCTCCGCTGTCACAACGATTCTCGTTCAAGAAACGTTCGAAGATTAGACCATGCTCGATAGGGTCAATTCGCACAATGCCTAACAGATATGAAATAAGACATCCCGCCGCTGAACCTCTCCCGAGTCCAGTGTAAGAGTTGTTCTCGTTTGCGTAACGAATTAAATCCCACACAATCAAAAAGTAATCTTCAAGGCCATACTTATGAATAACTTTGTATTCCTTCTTGAAGCGGGCCATGTAAACTTCTTTCGTGGCGTGAAGATTATCACCCTTCAAAAATTCTGCGAGCTTCTTAAGCGTTATAGCTTTGAAGAACGCTTTTGAATCGAAGCCTTCTGCTTTCTCAACCATTCCCGCTGTTGGTCTGAATTGTGGCAGGTAACGTTTGCCTTTCGGCATTTCGAAATCTTTACACTTCTCAAAAACTTCAACCGTGTTACGAATTCCTTCAGCGACAAATTTGCCGGGAAGGTACTCGTGGTTCTTCCTGAATGCTTCGTAGACCTGAACGTGGTTCTTTAACCATAATGAATCTGTAAAATGGTCCTTGGTCACGGTAGCTGACTCGCCTGAATCTGATTTACCGTAAGCCATCTCTTTCATCACTCGCTGAATATTTGCATGTTCTGGAAGAATATAATGTGAATCGTTTGTTACAACCTGTTTGAAGCCCTTCATTGACTTCAGGCGGTCGTAGAATCCTTTGTTAATCATTGTCTGCGAACAGAACAATTCTTCGGTGTCCTTGTCGAAATTTGGAGTGTGGTGTCCTTGAAATTCAACGTACAAATCTTCGCCGAAGATTGCATAAAGCTCTTTGAACTTGTTCTCTAGGCCAACGCAGACATCACCCTTCTTCTCTCGCCATATCTGGTTTGCCAGAACTCCTCCCTGACACGCAGTTAGGCAGACGAGGTTTTCAGAATACTTGGT